ATACAACTTCGGTACGGGGTCCACGTTGTCTTTACTTACATACACAACAAACGACGATACGTTAGCAGTCACTGTGGGGAGTTTTAAACAAACAACAGCAGATGTAGAAACCCCGGGTATCCCAGATCCAGCAGCAGGTAGTACAACCGGCAATTATTGTATAGTACCCTTCAGAGACGTCGGTAATGTGCAATTTAAATTATATAAAGCAGGGAAGACAATCCCTTCCGGCAGTTTTATAGGGGCTCCCGCCTTTATCGACAGCGGTACCAAAGAGTATTAT